AAGGACGCAGTAAAAGCAACAGCAGAAGAGCTCGATGTTAAACCATCGTTGATCAACAAAGCAATTAAGATTGCCAAGAACCGCGATTGGGAAAGACATTACGACGAGTTTGACGATTTAGAGACTATCGTTACAACTGTCGGTGTAGACAAATAATGCAACCCCCAGAAGAACCAGTAGCAGATCCTACTGGCAAACCTTACCAGAAACTAGCTTGGTTAGCAACTGTTATGCTGCTAACCTCGTCTATACTAGCTGCTTTCAACATCTATCCATTCTATGTTGTGGCATTTGTTGTCAGCAGCGGAATGTGGACGCTCGTCGCTTGTTTGTGGAAGGAGAAAAGTCTCATCGTAGTAAACGGTGGGCTTATGATTATCTATATCCTAGGACTTATATTTTAATGCCAGAATCAATTCCAGAACACAAAGACATACTTGGTAGTAAAATAGCAGTCGAGGATACAGCAGTAGTGCCAGACGGCAGGCGACGATTAGAAGTTGCAATCGTTAAAAAACTTAGTCCTAAAATGGTAACTGTTGAAGTTATCGGACGCAATGGCCGTCGTAGTGAGAAATTGCTGTACCCTAAAGATATACTCGTTGTTGACGATCCAAAAGTCACAATGTATATGATTAAGAATCAGCCAAAATAAGTATCTAAGAGTCGTTCACTTTACGAACATGCAGAAGGTACCGTTAACCAAATAATAACGAGAGGAGAGAAAATGAATACACCCACCTACGACTGGTTGGACGAGCCTGACGAAGCCGTTGACCAATGCAGCGATTGTCCTCACCCTAACGGATGCATTCGAGAATGCATCATAGCAACATACAAACACGAAGCAGTAGCAAAGATCAGAAATGAGGAGCAACACTAATGTCATACGTCGACGCGATATTTGATCGCGATGCAGACACTATCAAAGTCGTTGAAAGACATGATGGCGTTCGCAAATTTCAAGAATACCCAGTAAAATACACATTCTATCACACTGACCCAAAGGGCAGATACAAAAGCATTTTCGGAGACCCACTCCAAAGGATAGTTTGTAAAAACACCAAAGAATTCCGCAAAGAAGTAGCAATTAACAGAGACAAGAAACTGTTTGAGTCTGATGTTAATCCTATCTTCCAATGTCTGTCAGAAAACTATCTCAACCAAGACGCACCAAAGCTAAACATTGCGTTCTTCGACATTGAGACGGACTTCGATCCAGAAAGAGGGTTCGCTGATCCGAGTGATCCGTTTATGGGCATAACCAGTATATCTATCTACTTGCAGTGGATGGAGACTATGATATGTCTGGCTGTACCTCCAAAGACACTTACTATGGACCAAGCTACAGAACTCGTTAGTGATATTCCTAATGTTATGCTGTTTCATAAAGAAGCAGATATGCTGGACACGTTCTTAACTGTTATCGAAGACAGCGACATTTTAAGCGGGTGGAACAGTGAGGGCTATGATATACCCTACACTGTAAACCGTGTTGCTAGAGTGCTGAGCAAGAATGATACGCGCAGGTTCTGCTTGTGGGATCAGCTTCCAAAGCGCAGAGAGTTCGAGCGTTATGGCAAGACTTCTGAGACATTTGACCTAGTAGGTCGTGTTCACTTAGATAGTTTACAGCTATACCGCAAGTTTACGTACGAAGAGCGTCATACATATCGTCTGGATGCTATCGGTGAGATTGAAGTAGGTGAAAATAAAACTGTTTACGAAGGCACACTTGATCAGCTATACAACAATGACTTTAGAAAGTTTATTGAATACAACATTCAGGACACGGCACTGTTGGACAAGCTGGACAAGAAGCTAAAGTTTATCGACTTGAGTAACGAACTTGCTCACTCGAATACCGTTTTGCTCCAAACTACTATGGGTGCCGTTGCACTAACTGAACAAGCAATCATCAACGAAGCGCACCACAGAGGCTTGCAGGTGCCGAATCGTACCAAGTACGACGATAGTGCAACTCAAGCAGCAGGTGCATACGTGGCGTTTCCAAAGAAAGGGTTGCACAAGTGGATAGGTTCAATGGACTTAAATTCACTATATCCAAGTGTAATTCGTTCGTTGAATATGGGACCAGAGACTATTATAGGCCAACTGCGTCCTGATATGACTGATGCTATGGTGCACGAAGAAATGACTCTTAAGAAAAAGTCATTTGCTGGTGCGTGGGAGGGACGGTTCGGTACTATAGAATACGAAGCTGTTATGGACAAGCGCAAAGACGTTGCTATCAATGTTGATTGGGAAGATGGTAGAACTGACGTACTGAGTGGCGCAGAAGTGCATCAGCTGATTTTCGACAGCCAGATGCCGTGGATGATTTCAGCTAACGGCACAATCTTTACAACAGAGTTTGAAGGCGTTATCCCAGGTATCTTGAAGCGCTGGTATGCAGAACGTAAAGAACTGCAAGCAATGAAGAAGAAAGCTGAAGAAGCAGGCAACGCAACTGAAAAAGCGTTTTGGGATAAGCGACAGTTGGTTAAGAAGATTAACTTGAACTCACTGTATGGTGCTATCTTGAATCCGGGCTGCCGATTCTTTGACAAGCGAATTGGTCAATCAACTACACTAACAGGTAGACAAATCGTTAAGCACATGTCAGCAGAAGTGAACAAGACAATTACAGGCGAATACGATCACGTTGGCAAAGCTGTTATCTATGGCGACACTGACTCTGTGTACTTTAGTGCGTTTCCTATCCTTGCAGATGATATCGCAAACGGAACTATTGCGTGGGACAAAGACAGCGTAACTAAATTGTATGACCAAATAGCAGACCAGGTTGATACAACGTTTGTATCGTTTGCAGCAAAAGCGTTTCATTGCCCCAAGTCGCGTTCTACTGTAATCGCAGCAGGACGAGAGATTGTTGCCAGCTCAGGGTTGTATATTACTAAGAAGCGATATGCCGCTTTGGTATACGACGACGAAGGCGAGCGTAAGGACACTAACGGATCGCCAGGCAAAGTAAAAGCTATGGGTTTAGACTTGCGTCGAAGCGATACACCTGTCTACATGCAGGACTTCTTGAAAGAGATTCTGTTAATGGTGTTGCAGGATGCTCCCAAGGACGATGTGTTAGAGCGTATTACCAAGTTCCGTAAGGAGTTTGAAGGTATGCCAGGCTGGGATAAAGGAACGCCAAAACGTGCGAACAAAGTAGGTCACTATCGCAGACTAGAAGAAAAGCAAGGCAAAGCAAACATGCCAGGCCACGTAAGAGCAGCTCTTAACTGGAACACGCTCAAGCGTATGAACGGCGACAAGTATTCGCAGGAGATTGTAGACGGTATGAAGTGTATCGTTTGTAAGCTCAAGCAGAATCCACTAGGCTACACCAGCGTAGCTTATCCAACTGACGAACTACGTTTGCCAGAGTGGTTCAAGGAACTGCCCTTTGATGGTCCAGCAATGGCTGACACTATCATTGATAACAAGTTGAAAAACTTGATCGGCGTGCTAGACTTTGATCTAGAGGACACGAAGCAACATACTACATTCAGTTCTTTGTTTGATTTTGGTGATTGAACCTAAATACATGAAGAAAACAGTTGACAATCAACAACTTAGATAGTATAATAAACTGTAAATCATTTTTCTAAAAGGAGAAAAAAATGAAGGATATCCTGCAAGACGTAGTAGCACACACTCACGCACTAGGCTTCCTCACCCTAGTTAAAGTTACTAACGAAGACGACACAACTATTGAGTCAATGGCAGAAGACCGCTCAGTAATTGTTTCGGCAACTACACACACACCAGTAGGCGAATTTAACGGTGTGTTCGGAATGCCAAACCTCGACAAGCTAGCACTACACTTGAAGAATCCAGAATACAAAGACAATGCCAAGTTAGAAGTTGTTAAGGCAGAGCGAAACGGCGAAACTATTCCGACTCATATTCACTTTGAAAATGCAGCCGGCGACTTCCAAAACGACTATCGCTTTATGAATAGAGCAATAATTGACGAAAAGCTCAAGAGCGTTAAGTTTAAGGGTGCTGCATGGAACGTGTCATTTGAACCAAGCATGGCTTCTATTGGTCGAATGAAGTTACAGAGCGCTGCTCACTCAGAAGAGCCTATCTTTAACGTAAGTACAACTAACGGTGATCTTGTGTTTAGCTTCGGAGACGCAGCTAGTCACGCAGGTAGCTTTGTTTTCCAGCACAATATCGAAGGCACACTCAAGCACACTTGGAGCTGGCCTGTTGCGCAAGTGCAAGCAATCCTTAATCTTACTGGCGAAATTGAAATGAGCATATCTGATCAAGGCGCTATGAAGATTACAGTAGACAGCGGCATGGCCAAATACGATTACATTTTGCCGGCTCAGTCTAAGTAATTTGAGGTTAATATGAACGAAGACAACGAGGTAGACCTGTACCAATTCGCAAAGTTATTTGACGCCGCAATAGCGTCAAATAACCCAGGTGTTAAAAAAGCCCTGCGTAACTTTATGTTAGTGGCTAGTATTGCCGAAGCAGAAGAGCTAGGAGTGCGACGCACTGACGGATTAGTTAGCGTGTTTGACAGAGTAAGTGTTCTCGAAAAACGTATGGCGGATATGGAGTTGACTATGAAGAACGCAATGCGGTCTAATCAACACATAGGCGGGAACGGACTAGATCGGTACGGTGGCACTAACCCCTACAAATACAGCACTACAGACTGCTCTGTTCCTGGTAAAAGCAGCGCATTGTATAAGACGTTTAGTGACATAATTGACAGCAAAGAAGGAAAGCCATGAATCGTAACTTAACAGCAGAACAAAAGGACTTTGCGTTTTTTCTGCCAGCACTAAGTGGATTTTATGCCACTTATGTAGGCAAGCAAAGATACGGAGAATATGTGTTAACGTCACGCATTCCTAGCAACTTTAATCACGGTGTAGAAAGTCTTAATTACCTAAATCATAAAGAAGGCCAGTTCCAGTACAAATGGAGTCTATACTCAGCAGGTCACGCCGAACTTGACATTAACAAGCATTCTCCTAAAGAAGATATGATACGCAACCGCGATCGCGAGAATACTTGGATGCTAGGAGATAGTGGTGGCTTCCAGATCGGTAAAGGTGTCTGGGAGGGTGACTGGAAAGATCCTAACTGTCCTAAAGCGCAGAAGAAGCGAGACGGCGTATTGCGCTGGATGGATGCGTATATGGACTACGGGATGATCCTTGATATACCTGCTTGGGTCGCACGTAGCCCAGAAGGCGCAAAGGCGACAGGTATAAGCACCTACAGCGAAGCAGTAGCAGCGACTCGTATCAATAACGACTATTGGATGAAGCATAGAACAGGTGCTTGTAAATTCCTCAACGTATTACAAGGTGAAAACCACGCAGACGCAGAAGATTGGTACCAGCAGATGAAAGATTACTGTGATCCTACCATCTATCCAGACCGCCACTTCAATGGATGGAGTATGGGTGGGCAAAACATGTGTGACGTTCATCTCGTGCTTAAACGGCTTGTAGCACTGCGATTCGACGGCTTATTAGAGCAAGGCATCCATGACGTAATGCACTTCCTTGGGACGAGCAAGCTAGAATGGGCAACACTGTTAACTGACATTCAACGGGCTGTTCGCAAGTATCATAACCCAAACTTCATGGTTACGTTTGACTGTGCGTCTCCGTTCCTTGCTACTGCAAACGGACAGATATATATTCAGACAGAAACTCCAAATCGCAAGAAATGGGTTTACAGAATGCAACCCAGCGTAGACAACAAGAAGTATTCTACCGACCAACGGTTGTTCCGTGACGCAGTGCTAACTGACGGTGTATTTAAGAACTTTACAGATAGTCCTCTTACAGAAGAGTTAAAAGTGTCGGATGTTTGCATTTATGCTCCGGGAGACTTAAATAAGATTGGCAAGGAAGGAAAGACCAGCTGGGATTCGTTCAGCTATGCTATCCAGATGGGCCACAACGTATGGAGTCATATCAACGCCGTTCAGGAAGCTAACAGGCAGTATGACAACGGAGTTGTGCCAAAGATGTTAGTAGAAGAGCAATTTGACCAGAAGTTCTTTCGTGACATTGTAGATGAGATCTTTGCTTTAGACAATCGAGAAGATGCGTTAGCACTAATTGAAATGCATAGTAAATTTTGGATGGCTATTCCAGGAACAAGAGGTGCAGTAGGCAAGAAATCAATTAATGCTAGTACGTACTTCGACAACCTTTTTGAAGCACATGATGCAGAAGTAGTCGACGAGGTTGAGTTCACAGACGAACAAGAACACAACTTGGAGATTTTGGAAGATGAGCAACAGTGATTTTACCAACGAGCAAGTAGCCTGTCGGCTACTTGACTTAACTCGCAGGCACAGAGAGCTTGACGTACTGATAAAAGAATGCTATAGTAGTTACGCACCTAGCTACAAAATTAACCGTTTAAAGACTATGAAGCTATGGTTTAAGGACGAAATTCACCGACTTAATGAAAAATTAAAGGCACAGCATGAAACGTGATTACGAAGGAGAAACAGCATCTGGAGTAACATTCTTTGTGGGCGTGGAGGTTGAAAAGACTCCTGCGTTCGGAATGCGTACTCTATTTGTTACCGGTCTTCAGGATGTAAACGAGATCCGAGCAATCGCAAACGAAGAAGAGTGTACGCACATCTTCTTCGGAGCCAATCACAGTTTTAAAATAGACAGTGACGATGACTGGTTTTATTGGGACGAAATGATCAAAACGCTTCTCAAACAAGGCTTCTTATGTAGCTTAGATATTGACGTTAAACTAGCTGAGGACTTTCTTGAAAGCGAACTAGTGGAATATAATAACTTCATTCCACAAATCCGAATTCCGTTGCCCTACGTCAAGCAATGGAATTACAACACAATGATCAAAATTGACGATCGTGACTTCAACGCATCTAACCCCGGTGTGTGGTGTCACAGTCTGCATGATCTTTTAGACCGTGAGAAATTTACAGATTGGAACAAGTATTCACTTGACAAAATCGTAAAGTAATCATATACTTACAGTATAGAAACTAAAAGGAACATTAGATGCTAGAAATTAACGTTGTAGGTAGTGTAGGCACTGGAAAAACAGCTATTGCAATGCTAGTCAAAGATGCATTACAGGCTGCTGGCATTAATGCAGTGTTAACTGGTGAAGACGTACATTACGCAACTGGAGATTATCACAAACGAATTAACACAGTAGCCGAAAGACAAACTGCTCCTTTAAAGATTAACGAAATTCAAAAGCCAAGGAGAAATAGTGAAGAACTCTAAAAGTATCTGGGTAAAGTTTCAGAAGGAAGGCGTACATTTGTACCCCGGTGCTGACACTGATCCTAAACTAGCAACAGGTAGCTGGGACGATGTCTCGTTCTTAGGCTACCCTCACAGACACATTTTTCACTTTCGCGTTCGTATTGAAGTATTCCACGACGATCGCGACATTGAGTTTATTCAGTTTAAGCGTTGGTGCGAGAGTCTGTTTGCAGACGGTACACTAGCACTTGATTACAAATCTTGCGAAATGCTCGCTGACGAGCTTTACGCACAGATATCAACTCAATATCCTAGTCGTTTTGTTGAGATTGACGTAAGTGAAGACGGCGAGAACGGAGCAAACTGTTTCTACGCTGCTACATAAGCTAATTGGTATCGGCCACGAACGGTATGAGAACTTCGGATCGCAGAAGATACTGTAGAATAAGGAATACTGTTATCGACGCACCATTGCTTCAAATTACTAATAACATACGAAGCATCTTGATGCATATCTATAACTTTTACAGACTTCTTGAGTCTTGCGTTAATAGCTTTTCTTCTTTTCTTGTACAACGGCGCTGCGCCGAGGAACCAACCGTCGGGAATAGCAGAGTCAACTGAAAGGAATCGAGTATCGTAGCCGTTAGTAACATGAACTTTTCCTAAATTTACAGGAGGCATAGTAAGACGCAGTTTAGAATAATAAGGACTTGTATATCGCAACCCTGTGTCGTCATGACGCATTCGCTTAAATGCAAACTTCATTTTATTCGAAAACGCAGGATTATCAAACATCTTAGTTAACAATAGATGAACGACAAAGTGTTCTTTTGCAGACAACGCAACGACATTTTCTAAATGGTCCTTAAACTGAGGACCTACTGACTGAGGAATGATATGATGAAATTCAGTATAACCTAATAACTTCTTTGCCCGTCTTTTGTTTTTAGCAAAAGACATCGACGGATCAGTACTAAATCTGTGTGTAGCCGAAGCTATGATGTTAACGTACCAAGTGGTATATTTAGAATCATTACATAACAGACGAAGTTGCTGTATATAATAAATATTCATGCTGTTGTTCTCCTGAACGATAGAGCAGTTAAGCGTTAGAGCGCTGTGAACTGCACTATTATTTACCTAAATCACTTGACACACTAACATTTTATTGCTATAATGTATTTGTAATAACCCAAACCACAAACCAACCCACTAACTAAAATTCTTAAGGAATTAACAACATGAGCAACAACTTTCCTCCAGCTACCCAAATCTTTGACGATCTGGACAAGTTCCGTGACTTTTGCCGCTACGAAGGCAAGCCATACAACGAAGCAGACCTATACAACGAAAAGTCGATTGTATGGGGAGCTTACAAAAAGTATCAAGGCTACCTACGTGCTAAAGCACGCCGCAAGACACGTCCGACTACATCGCGGAGAGGCTAATGACTGTATACATTGTAGACGTTGAAAGTGTATCAACCCGATATACTGGCGAGTGGAAGGAGCATCTTCCTGCGCAACTGCGCCAAGCTACAATGGAAGATATTGTCGTTATCTCAGGAGGAGACACACCTCAGGCTACAACGCCTGGGGCGTTCCTCAACTTCGGCGGAACAAACGTTTACAAGAGCAAGCAACTAGAGCAAATCGGCGAACTCTTCTGTAGCGGTGAGATAAAGAACGGCGACTACTTCTTGTACACAGACGCCTGGAACCCTACAGTAATACAACTGCGTTATATGGCAGAGTTGCTGAGCGTAAACATTAAGATAGGCGGGCTGTGGCATGCTGGTAGTTACGACCCGCAGGACTTTTTAGGCAGACTTATAGGAGATAAGCCGTGGGTTAGACACGCTGAACAGTCTATGTATTTTTGTTACGATCACAACTTCTTTGCTTCTAACTTTCACATTAATATGTTCTTCGAAGCACTGTTTTATACTAAATTTAACCCGGCGCGGCACGGAGCAGATAGAGTTGTGCGCACTGGATGGCCTATGGAATATTTAGAGCACAACTTGAGGAGGTTTAAAGGACAAGAGAAAGAAAACTTAATCCTTTTTCCTCATCGCATTGCTCCAGAGAAGCAAGTAGAGATATTCCGTGATCTAGCAAAAGAAATGCCAGAGTACAAATTTGTAGTATGCCAGGATACTGAGCTAACCAAGAACGAGTACCATTCGTTACTGAGCAGAGCAAAGTTAGTGTTCAGCGCAAATCTACAAGAAACGCTGGGCATCAGCTGGTACGAAGGCGCGTGTGTTGGAGCAATTCCAATGGTGCCTGACAGACTAAGTTATAGTGAGATGGGCAGTGACGTGTTCAAATACCCCAGCAGATGGACTGAGGACTTCGCAGCGTATTGCGAGAATAAGCAAGCAGTAAAGACCAGAATCAAAGGGTATATGGAAAATTACGGCAGATACCTTCCAGCACTGGCCAAACAAAAAGAAGTGCTAGCGAAAGAATTCTTTAGCGGAGACACAATGTATGGCACAATTAAAGGACGGTGAAACGTTTTATACAAGGGACAATAGTAACCCAATTACTGGATACGTGGATTGTGTTGCCGGTGGTGATATCACTATAGACGATAACCTTATCACCACCGGCCTTACAGACACTAGCAAGTGGAATATAACTGCCGTTAGCCACGACTTCTATTTCCCAGGTAGGTACAACGAAACACCGTTCGAGGCGGCGTTTCCACTGTTTGATCAAGTGCAAGAAATGTGCAAGGAATATCCGGGACTAGAACGAGCATACGAGAATTTTAAAACTGCGTATGCGCTAGTAGAGCAAGATTGGAAGGGGAAGCAAAGTGATAAGTGACGTGATATCAAGCGACGGCTCTTTGCTAGTAATGGGAGCAGGAGGCAGCGGACCTTACGTTTCGTCTCCAATAAATGACCCCCGAGCAATGAGCGGTGATGTAAGGTACAACGGTAATATGTTTGAAATCTACTCAAGCGGTGTCTGGACACCATTGTATTCTAATACGGCAGACGTTAAACTAAATTCTGAGGACGTTGCGACACTTGCTTGGGCAAGGAATAAAATGTTAGAAGAAGAAAGAGACAAAGAACTATTTAACAAACACCCTGCGCTGAAGAAAGCAAAGGAAAATTTCAATACAATAAAGGCACTAGTAGAACATGACAAATAAAAAGTATTATAGCTGGCAAGATGTTGAGACTGCGGTTACTGCTATTGCGGTTCAAATGTACAAGGACAACTGGCGGCCTGATTACGTTGTAGGGGTTACACGCGGCGGCCTACCAATAGCTACTATGCTTAGCCATTTAATTGGTGTGCCCATGCACACGCTTGACGTAAGACTGCGTGATGAGGCAAATATGGGGCCAGAAAGTAATCTGTGGATGGCCGAAGATGCGTTTGGTTATATTCCAAACGATAGAGACTCTACAGATTCTAGTTGTCGTTGGGACATTACCACGCGCAAAAAAATTCTTATTGTAGATGACATTAACGACACAGGTGCTACATTTGAATGGATCAAGGAAGACTGGCAAAGCGGTTGCTTGCCCGGTGAACAGTATGCGTGGGACGCAGTTTGGGAAAGTAACGTACGATTTGCTACTATGACAGAAAACACTAGCAGCAACTTTGGCGACGTTAAATACCTTTGGGACGTAGTAAACAAGGCAGAAGAGGACGTCTGGTTAGTTTTTCCTTGGGAATCAGAACTTCTTACTCCGGGGGGAATAAAATGACCTACGAGGAGATACCTTGGACTGAGGTTGTTCAGCGCACCAAGACCTACACTGTGTTCCAAGATAAATATCCGGTAACAGAAGGTCACGTGCTGTTTGTGCCCAAGGAGGAAACCTGGGAATGCTTGGCAGATTGCTACAAAGCAGCATACATGTGGGGACACGGGTGGACCGAAGACGGATTTTGTGATGCGTTCAACGTAGGACAGAACGTAGGCGCAGCGGCTGGGCAAACAGTGTTATGGCCGCACGTTCATCTCATTCCTCGCCGTTGCGGCGACACTCGAGACCCAACAGGCGGAGTAAGACATGTTATACCAGAAAAAGGAAAGTATGGAATAGAATAACCTGTTGAATTGATTGACAAAAACCTAAATACATTGTACAATGTATTAATGATGGAAAAGACATCCACGTCAGAAACTCGGAGAAACAATGACACAAATAATTTCAGAAGTAATTAAACAACGTTTAGATAATGCAGGCGAACGTTATTGGGCAGGCGATAATATATCTGCGCACATTCGCGAAGGCGAGAAAGAAGAGCTAATTGAAGAATTAGCGGATAAGTTCACCAGCGTATTAGACAGCCTAGTTATCGATCGATACACTGATCCAAACTCAATGGACACTGGTCGGCGCCTTGCTAAAATGTACATCAACGAAGTAATGAGCGGTCGCTACAATCCAGCTCCTAACGCAACGGCATTTCCAAACGAAGGTGACGATGCATATACCGGTATGCTAGTAGTGAGATCCGAATTGCGCAGTATGTGTTCTCACCATCATCAGCCAGTGACCGGTGTTGCTTACATTGGCATTATTCCAGGTAAGAAAGTAATTGGCCTGAGTAAGTACACTCGAATCGCTCAATGGTGTGCTAGGCGCGGCACTCTGCAAGAGCAGTTAGCCAACGATATTGCTCGTGAGATACAAGACGCAACTGAATCAGTTGACGTTGGAGTATACATTCAAGCAGTTCACGGATGCTGCGAAAATCGTGGTATTATGGCTCATTCTAGTCTAACACAGACAACTGTGCTCAAAGGTGCGTTTAAAGCCAACGCAAGCACAAAGGAAGAGTTTTTTAATAACGTAAAATTACAACAGGATTTTGCGTCACGATGAAATTACGATATTCAGAAGCGTTCTATTCAGTACAAGGCGAAGGTTCGTTTGTAGGAGTACCTAGTGTATTCCTACGCACTTTCGGGTGCAACTTCAGATGTCAGGGATTCGGCTTAGAACGCGGAACACCCAAAGCTAAGCACAATCCTGAAGTTAAGGAGCTTATCGCAAGCGACCGGCTTAATGACATTGATAAGTTTGAAGATTTACCTATCATCCACACAGGCTGCGACACATACGCTAGTATCTATCCTGAATTTAAAAGGTACATGAAAGATAGAGAAGTTGACGAAGTTGTTGAACATTTATTAAGCCTGACGCCAGAAGGTAAGTGGACTATGGATAATGGCCAGGATGTCCACTTGATTCTAACAGGTGGCGAGCCTATGTTATGGCAGAAGTTTTGGCCAGAACTGCTAGAGCATCCCGGAATGCAGGATCTTAAAAATATGACTATTGAGACCAATGGTACTCAACAATTAGCTAAAGAGCTTGTTGATGTACTTACTAAGTGGCCTCTAGTAAAACTAACCTGGAGTTGTTCGCCCAAGCTTACTGTGTCAGGCGAGGCCTGGAAGTCTGCTATTAAGCCCGAAATAGTAGCAAGCTACACTCACAGTCTTCCTGATAGCAACATGTATCTCAAATTTGTTGTAGCAGACGAAGTTGACGTTGAAGAAGTACACAATGCAGTTAAAGAGTATAGGTTAGCAGGAGTAGAGTGCCCAGTATACTTAATGCCACTAGGCGGCCGCAGTGAAGAATACGAGATGAACGAAAAGCGAGTTGCTGAGATTGCTATGAAACAAGGCTGGAGATTTTCTCCAAGACTTCATGTGGCGCTTTTTGGAAACCGGTGGGGTACCTAGTAAACTGCCAACTGTTGCCGAAAAAGATAAATACTTTTACGTAACAGTTGGAGAACATTATGACAAATCCTACACATAAATTTTCTAAAGAAACGTTCTTAGAAAAATTTAACCTAGCAAACGGACACCTATATAATAACATCGAAGTTATTGAATACAAAGGAGTTAACGAAAGATACAAAGTAACTTGCTCACATAAATCAGATTTTTTATACGGTTGGCAGATAATTAAACCTAAAAAACATTGTTGTCCAAAAGGTTATCACGAAAATAGAATACCAGCAATGTCTAAATCGTTATCTAAGAGATTGAAAGAAATAAAAGAAAGATGGGGCAATCTTTATGACTTAACTAATGCTAGGTTCGACCCTTATGAAAAAAGAAAAATTATTGTAGAATGTAAAATACACGGCGAATTTAGTCAATGGACAAGAAGTCTAGTAGGCAATAGTGTAGTGAACGAAGCGTGTCCTACTTGTTCAACAGAAACAAACAAGACATTAAAAAGTGAACGAGCTTATGTAAATTTTAGACCTTACTGGGGCAATCAAGCAAGCGTGAGCAAAGCAGAAACTAAATGGCTAGATAGTTTAAACGTCATAGGTAGACAAGTATTTTTAGAGGACGTATACTATACTGTAGACGGATATGATTACGACACCAACACTGTTTACCTATATCACGGAAGATTCTGGCACGGATGTCCTGACACGTATAGCCCGGAAGAACAACACCCGATTCTAAAAGTTAAAATGAAAGAACTATACAAAAAAACGATTTACTACGAAAACAAAATTAAAGACGCAGGGTACGGTTTAATAGTACACTGGGGGGACATAGGAGAATACTAGGAGAATACTATGAGAAAAATGATAATGTATACTACTATTGACAATAATACATTCGAAGCAAGCGCAGTCCTTAGAATAAAAGAAGATCAAGACAATAAAGAGTTTATTGAACTATCAGTTGACGACGGTGACATTAGCAAACTATTTGCAAACGGATTTACTGAAAAAGACATAATTAGAATACTACAATGTAACAACACACTATCTGCCAACAATAAAAAACATCTTACAACCGAAGAAGCAAAGTACATGCTAGATCCTTCGGGAGGTCGATGGAACGAAACACCATCAGGCCCCGAGTCCTTGCAGAAGTTAGCCGGCTTTACTGTAAAAAAGACAATTACGCCGTATTCGAGAACATCAGAACACAATAAGGAGAACTAAATGAGCATCTGGAAGAAGATTACAGGTATTGAAAAGATTGAAAGAGAAAGAGCGGCACTCGAAGCGGATCGGCGTGCTGCGGAAAGGTTGGCCGACATCATGGCTGCCACAGCCGAAGAGTTTGAAAGAACACAAGCTCGTGAAAAAGCCGAAAAAGTAGAACGCGAGAAAGAAGAAGCTTTTGCTAAACTAGATCCGAAAGCACGAGCAACCGAGTTAGGTGAGCCGTGGATCAGTGTACTAGAAACTCACGTAGATCCTGATAACATGACTAACGGATTTTTTGAACTAGACTGGAACAGAATGTTTGTTGACAAACTAATTGTATCAGGATACGGTACCGAGGCTGATCCCGAAGAGGAAATAGTAGACAGGTGGTTCCGAGACATTGTTTCTCAAATGATAGTTGACGAAGGACTAGATCCACGACGCAGAGGTGCCGGCTATATCAATCACTCAAAAATTAGTGCAGGAAGGACAGAGGTATCATGACACCCATCTTAATGTTCTTAATACAGGTTTTGCTGGTACTGATGATAATCGCTGGTATCTTCGCTACTGTGATCGGACTACTAACGTTGGTGCAATTTGCTCGTTCAAAAAAGCTGCCAATGGACGAGAGCAATAGAATCAACCACATTAGGTTGTGGTGGTTTGTACTAACTCGCCCTGAACTTTTTGTAAACAGTTTTCCTTGGCTTAAGAACGACGAATTAGATAACACAAAAAATGACCAATAACGACTATAAAATTGTAGTGGCGTTCCTCCCAGCAACAAAATGGTGGAAAAGAAGTCGTTGGTTAATGATCGAAGAGTATACCTCTAGTAACGGTGCAGTCACAGTGCCGGCAGGCTTCATTACAGACGGTGCCACTGTTCCGTGGTTGCTGCAATGGCTGTTTCCAGTAACTGGAGAATATTTTTCAGCGGCAATAGTTCATGACTATATATTGGACACTACCGATGACTGGCGCTACGCAAATCAACAGTTTGATATAGAGCTTACACTATTGCCAGTAAAGTCGTGGAGGAGAAAACTATTGTCATCTGGAGTGTGCTTTTGGTGGATCCTACGAAGATCCACCAAAAGAGACTGATCATGGAGGTAAAGTTGGAACCTATAGATGTAGGAATCGAACCCAGAAAGCTAGCAGGTAATTGGACCGTCGAGAGTATAGGAGACTGGTTTGATTCCTCTCTAGACAACACAATGCCTCTGTTAGAGGGAGAGGATAATAAATTTACTTTTGGTGTAGATTCTAGGCTGCTATCTATTTCGCGGCGTCGCGATCTATTTGACTGGGTCGAACAAACGTTTGACCCAGTCTTATACAAGATTACAGGAGAATTTAAAGCGTACATATGGTTTAAACAAGAAAAACACCGTACCCTGCTAATTATAAAATGGAGTTGACATCTAGCAACCTGTGTGCTAAAGTATACATTAGCCGAAACATTAACTGGATCTTTTTATGAATAAGACTTACATACTAGTAGACACTGCTAACACGTTTTTTAGAGCTCGCCACGTTGTCCGTGGAGATATCGATACAAAGGTTGGCATGGCACTTCATATCACACTAAACTCCGTAAAAAAAGCATGGACTGACTTTAACGCAGATCATGTTATCTTCTGTTTAGAAGGTCGAAGCTGGCGCAAGGACTTCTATGCTCCTTATAAACGTAATAGAGCAACAGTTCGATCAGCAATGACTGCCCAGGAAGAGGACGAGGATACTGCATTTTGGGAAATCTATGAAGAGTTTACTAACTTTATTAAAGAGAAGACCAACTGTACTGCTATTCGTCACCCCAATCTTGAAGCAGACGACCTTATAGCAGGGTTCATACAGCTTCATCCAGACGACTATCACGTAGTTATTAGCACAGACGGTGACTTTGCTCAACTGATTGCTCCCAACGTGCGCCAATACAACGGTGTGGCTAATATGACTATCACGCACGAAGGCTACTTTGACGACAAGGGCAAGGAAATAATTGAAAAGAAGACTAAAGCGCCCAAGCCTGCTCCGCATCCTGAGTGGCAATTGTTTGAAAAGTGTATACGCGGTGACACTAGTGACAACGTGTTTTCGGCATATCCGGGTGCACCTAAAAAGGGAACTAAAAATAGAGTCGGCTTGATAGACGCATTTAACGACAAACATACAAAAGGGTATAATTGGAATAACCTAATGCTACAGCGTTGGACAGATCACGAAAAAGTCGAGCACAGAGTACTTGACGACTACAACCGCAACGTTATACTGTGCGACTTGTCTGCACAACCGGCAGACATACGAGCCATGATTAACGAGACTATTGATAATATTGAGACTAAAGAAATCACACAAGTAGGCATGCGACTAATGAAGTTCTGCGCCAAGTGGGACATGCAACGCATTGCAGACCAAGCACAGTCCTATGC